CAAATAATTTGGTTTCGACAGGTTCAGTCGGCAGCGTAACGGTGGTTACAACATGAGTTTTACATACGCACAATTAAAAACTGCAATACAGGATTATACCGAAAACACGGAAACGTCTTTCGTTACTAATCTTTCAGTGTTTATACGAACCGCCGAAGAGCGCATTCTAAAATCTGTTCAGCTAAGTCTATTTCGAAAAAATGTTTCAGGTATAGCGTCTAGTGGAAACAAGTTTCTTGCGATGCCAAGTGATTTTTTAGCGCCATATTCGTTAAGCCTAAGAACTGTTACGGACCCAATAACCAGTGGCAGTGATTACGGATTTGTAGAGTTTAAAGATGTTAGCTTTGTTCAAAGCTATACCTCCGATCCTGCTACAACAGGTGTGCCGAAATATTACGCTACGTTTGACGTCAGCAACTTTATCTTGGCACCAACACCAAACGTTGACTATACGGCAGAGCTTCACTACTTGTACCGCCCCGCAAGCCTTACGGCAGGATCAGACAGTGGTACAACATGGTTAAGTGAAAATGCAGAGTTAAGCCTTTTGTACGGTTCGTTAATAGAGGCGTACATCTTTATGAAAGGTGAGCAGGACGTTATGGCTATGTATGACAAGAGGTTTCAGGAGTCTTTGTCTGGTCTAAAGTTGTTGGGTGAGGCCAAAGAAACCACACAAGATTACCGTGTTGGTCAAGTTATTAGGCCGAAACAATGAACAACATGTCTTTTGGAGAGTTTAAGGTTGATGTTCAAACCACAAACAATCGTGGTGCAACTCCTGAAGAGGTGGCTCACCGTTGCGTAGGTAAGATCGTTGCGTTCTCTGAGGACGCGCACCCTACGCTACGGGATCAGGCTATTGCTTATCGTGACAGCATAGAGAAGCTGCTGGTCATCTACATGAAACAGGCTATCCAAAGTGACCGTACTACGGTATATAATGCGATAAAAGAAGCGGGTCATCCTGATTTGGCCGAATATATAAGGAAAATGTAATGGCTTTTACGGGCAACTTCCTGTGTACTTCATTCAAAAAAGAATTAATGACAGCTACACATAATTTCACTGCGGCAAGTGACCAGTTTAAGATTGCTTTGTATGACAACAGTGCAAGTTTCACTGCGGCTACCACTGCTTACACAAGTAGCAATGAAATAACGGGAACAAATTACACTGCAAAGGGTCAGTTTTTAACAAGCGTAACGCCAACGACTACCGGCACAACAGCTCTGACTGACTTTTCTGATGAGGTGTTTTCTAACGTAACAATTTCTTCGGTGCGCGGTGCTTTAATTTATAATGAGGCCGCGTCAGGCGATCCGTCTGTTTGTGTTTTGGACTTTGGAGCCGATAAAGGTGCCACCTCTGGAGATTTCACTATCGTTTTTCCCACCGCTGACGCGAGTAACGCAATTATACGGATAGCTTAACATGGCAATATCTTTAGGAAATCGTGCAAAAATGTCTACCAGTACCACGGGTACTGGAACGATTACCTTGGGAAGTGCTGCAACAGGCTACCAAACTTTCGCTAATGCTGGAATAACCAACGGTCAAACTATTAGATATGCTATAGAGGATGGAACTAATTTTGAAATTGGCAGTGGGACATATACGTCAAGCGGCACAACACTTACTCGTTCGGTTACTGAAAGTTCTAATTCAGACAGCGCTATATCGCTTAGTGGCACGGCAGTTGTCTTTGTCACAGCCACAGTCGCAGATTTATTTATTAACGATGGGGCGTCCTCGTTAACAACCACAGGCGTTGGAACATTTGCTTCGTTAGACATTAGCGGAAACATCGACGTAGACGGGACAACAAATCTAGATGCTGTAGATATAGATGGCGCAGTTCAATTAGACTCAACTTTAACGGTGGGTGTTAACGATCAAGGTTACGATGTTAAGCTGTTTGGAGACACTGCCAGTGCGTTTATGCTTTGGGACACAAGTGCCGACGATTTAATACTTAGTGGGGCTGCGGGTTTGATTGTTCCTGATGGACAATTAACATTAGGCTCTACGGCACTTACCAGCACGGCAGCGGAGCTAAACTACAACGATACAGGCGCAGCGGTTGGAACTGTGGTTGCGTCCAAGACTGTTACCGTAGACGCCAACAAAGACGTTGCTAGTTTTCGAAACATTACTTTAACTGGAGAGCTAGACGCAGGTTCTTTAGATATTTCAGGTGACGCGGACATTGATGGTACGCTGGAAACAGATGCGCTTTCTCTTAACGGCACTGCGGTCACTACGACTGGGGCTGAGATTAATTTAATCGACGGTGGAACTTCGCGGGGTACGACTGCGGTTGCAAGTGGCGATGGCCTGTTGGTGAACGATGCAGGCACAATGCGTATGACCAACGTGGATACAGTGTCCACTTATTTTTCTAGCCACAGTGTAGGTGGCGGAAACATTGTTACTGTTGGGGCTTTAAACTCAGGTTCAATAACATCTGGTTTTGGTGCTATCGACAACGGTTCCAGTGCCATTACTACTACAGGTGTGGGATCGTTTGGTTCATTAGATATCAGCGGTGCTATCGACGTAGACGGGACCACTAACTTAGATGTAGTGGATATCGACGGTGCGGTGGACATGGCATCTACGCTTTTGGTCACTGGAGTAGCAACCCTCACTGCAAAGCCCATTGCTAACGCGGGTATTTCTGTGAAAAACGGCGCTACAGGCGCAGGCTTTGTAGAGTTCTTTGAAGACACTGACAATGGAACTAACAAAGTAACATTAATAGGCCCCGCGTCTACTGCGGATGTAACTCTCACGCTTCCTTCTGCAACTGGAATTGTAGCAACAACAGATGACGCGACAGCTTTGGCGATTGCGTTGGGGTGATATAGGAAAAATAAATGGCTAATACATTTAAGTTAATCACAAGAGATGTTGCTCCTGCAAGTTCAGGAACACCAGAAACTTTATACACGGTTCAGTCCGGCAGCACAGTTATTATTCTTGGGCTTACACTGGCAAACGTTCACACGTCACAGGTCACAGCATCTGTAACGATTGTAAGTACAACAACGCAAACCAGCCAAACTCAAAACACAACGGCGTTTTTGGTTAAGAGTGTACCAATACCTGTTGGGTCAACGCTTGCTGTTTTGGACGGAAAGATTAACCTTAACGTGGGCGATATTGTTAAAATTGATTGTTCTGTTGCGGATAAGGTTTCAGTAACCATGAGTTATATGGAGATTACATAATGGCTGGATACATTGGCGGCAAAGCGGTCAACCTTAGTACCTCTGGGGCTGATATTAGTGGCACAGCTAACCTAGACATTGTGGACATTGATGGTGCTGTGGATATGGCANCNACTGCCCTAGTAACAGGNGTNCTGACCACCACGGCTGCGCCTGTGTTTAACGGTGGTTTTACTGCAAACGATGGCTCAACCATTACAACTGCTGATAACACTACGCAGCTTGAGCTTATATCTACAGATACAGATGCCACTACTGGGCCTGTTCTTAGTCTTTATCGCAATTCAGCCTCACCTGCTGATAATGATGATGCTGGTAAACTTGAGTTTAATGCCAAAAATGATGCTGNCGAAAAAATAGTTTATGCCGATATTTTCTCTGAACTTAGTGACGTGTCGGACGGTACTGAGGACGGCAGACTAGCACTAAGAACTAAAACAGCAGGNTCAATACGNCGGCGTTTGCAAATTACCGAGACGGAACTTGTAATAAATGAAGACAGCCGAGATTTAGACTTCCGTGTTGAGAGTGATGCCNNTACTCACGCTTTCTTCGTAGAGGGTTCNACGGGCAACATAGGTATGTCCACTAGTGACCCAGACAGCCATACGCCACAGACACACAACCCCGATAAACGCAGCTTTGTTAATTATACCACAGGCGGAACTCAATTTGTTGCAGGTAGGTCCGACACAATAGTAGCCGCTGGTGACTTCATCGGTGGTTACTTATTCAAAACGGATGACAATAGTACCAATAAATTCGGCGGCATGATTGCCACAGCGGATGATACGTCTGGCAACGGAAACTTAGAGTTTTTTCCTGTAATGACTACCTATGATTCAACAACCAGCACAGAAGGTAGTATGCAGCTTGATGACAGTGGCGATATGTATATTAGAGGTGGAAGCATAAGAGTAGGCAGAAGTCACGGTAGTGTTTATGCAACCAATGAAGAAGCTGTTACTATTTCCCATGCTGGGGATGGTAGTAACGACACCCTAACTCAGATTGTGGCAAGAGATGGCACTGGGGGTGACCAAGTATTTAGACACACCCGTCGAAACGTAACTAAATCTGAGATTGAAGAAAACGGTGATTTCTTATCTGCTACAAATAGCTACGGTGGTACATCAGACGAACGTCTAAAAGAAAACATTGCTCCTGCCAGTTCCCAGTGGAATGACATTAAAGCACTGCAGTTCAAGAACTACTCTATGATTGATGCTGAGTTAGATGCACCAAATATGCTTGGCGTTATTGCTCAAGACCTTCAAGCCGCTGGTATGAATGGATTGGTGAAGCAGAACTTTAAGACTAATGCTGATGACGAACCANTCTTAGATGCAGACGGCAATCAAGAAGANTATCTNTCTGTAAAATACTCTGTGTTGTACATGAAGGCTGTNAAAGCACTNCAAGAGGCTATGGCTAAGATTGAAACATTAGAGGCCAGAGTGACGGCATTGGAGGAAGTATAACATGGCTGGATATTTAGGCGCTATACCTGTACCGCAGGCTACACAACACAGGGAGAGCTTCACGGCTACTTCAGGTCAGACTACGTTTAACACTGCTGGTTACACGGTAGGATTTCTGGATGTCTATCTCAATGGTTCACACCTAAGCCCTGCTGATTTTACTGCTACCAATGGTAGTGA